GCGGACGCCGGTATTGTCGCAAAGTTGCGTAAAAAAATCATTTAACAAGGCAAAATGAAGCAAAGTGATTTAGCCGCGGCGCTTGGCGTTGATAAATCAAAGATTTCGCGTTGTGCAAAACGCGGAATGCCGACGGACTCTGTCGAAAATGCTTCGATCTGGCTGCAAAGGAACCGCGTAAAATTTTCCGGCCCAAGCAAAGGCGAGCCCCTTGTAAGTGCTACCATAGGGACGGCAAGCGGGGATCCGCACGATGCCAGACAAAGGGCCATAGACGCGGAAGCCGCCTGCTACAGGGTCCTAACCGAATCAATTTCGCGCGGCATTCCAATCGAAATAAAAACAGCGGCCGCCGCATGGCGTGACGCCCAAAAGGCGGTTATTGAATCGGAGCGTCTGCTTCTTGAAACCCAGACCAAGGCTCGCACCATGATCGGCCTGGACGAAGTCAACGAGGTGTTTAGCCGACACCTTGGTGGCCTGCGCCAGCTAATGGACTCGCTCCCAGCGTCTCTGGCGGCCAAATGCAACCCGTCAGATCCTGACCTTGCAAGAGAGGTTTTAGAGGACGGGGTTGCCCAGATTTACGCGCAAATCAACAAGGCTGAAGGTGCGTTTGTATGACCGCTCTGGACGGCAAGGCGATCGCCAGCCTGTCCAGGTCTTACTTTGCGCCAAGGGCAAGGCAGGGTCCGGTTGAATGGGCGGAAGCCAATTTAATTTTAAGCCCGCGCACAACCAACGCTCCGGGGCCGTACAGAACGCTGATGACGCCATACGTCCGCGAGCCGCTGGAATGCTTTGGGAAAAGCACGATTAGGGACCTGACCCTTGTATGGGCCGCGCAAACAAGCAAGACGCAGACGATTCTTGCCGGATTGGCCTATGCGCTGGACAGGGATCCGGGGCCGGCCATGTGGGTCTCGCCAAGCGAAACGATGGCCAGAAGTTTTTCCGAAACACGCTGGATGCCGCTTGTCGACGACTGCCCGGCCCTAGCAGGGCACAAGCCGTCCGATCAGGACAAGTACCGCCTACTTGAACAGCACTTCGACCGGATGTCGGTCTGGTTTGTCGGTAGTAACAGCCCCAGCGCTCTGGCATCACGCGCCGTTCGTTACCTCGCCTGCGACGAGGTCGATAAATTTCCAGTAGGCGCATCCGGAGTTGGAAAGCGGGAGGCCGGAGCTCTGCAGCTAGCAGAGGCCAGGACGGCAACCTACCCAACCTGCCTGCGTATCAAGACCAGTACGCCAACCGTAGAGAATGGACCGATATGGATTGAATGGCAAAAAGGCGACATGCGTTTTTATTTTATCCCGTGTCCGCATTGCGGAGAGATGCAGAAACTGATTTGGAATCAGGTTAAATGGGATGGAAAAACTGACGACGGCTGGGACATGGTAAAAGTTCGCAACACCGCGCACTACGAGTGCGAACACTGCCAGAAAAAAATAACCGATGGACACAAGACGGCCGCCCTTAGAAAGGGGGAGTGGAGGCCGACAAACTCAACCTCTGAACCTGGCCGCAGGAGCTATCATTTAAACGCCTTGTACGCTCCATGGTCCACGTTTGGACAGCTTGCGGTTAAGTTTATTCAGGACAAATCCAACGGCCTTATTGGTCTTCAGGATTTTGTTAATCGCGTCCTGGCCGAGCCATGGGTCGAGCAGGAGGAGGTTGAACAGGCAGGCGTAACCCTTGGCGGGTACAGGATGGGGGAGTCGGCCCCTGAGGGCAGCAAAGTTGTTCTTTCCGCCGACATACAAGAATCCGGAGGATGGCATTGCTGGGCGGTTGCCAGAGCATGGTCTGTCGGAGCTGGTTCAAGGATGATCTGGTGCGGACGGCTGGAAAGCTGGGACGAGCTTCGAGCCAAGCAGCTTGAGGTAAAGGCCGACGACGACTGCGTTTTCTGTGATAGCGCAGATCAGACCAGGTCCGTGTATTGGCAGTGCTGTCGTTTTGGATGGAACGCGCTTTGGGGGAGCGACGCAAAATCGTTTAGCCATTTTAATAAAAACGGACGAATGAGCCGTCCGTTTAGCCCTGTCAGTGTTGGCGATCCATTGGCCGGCAAGGCGGGCGACACCACCGGCCTGACGCGCCGCTATTGCCGAGTATTTAAATGGTCTAATCCATCCATTAAAGACATGCTTTCTGGGCTTAGAAAATCCGGAGCGTTTTTGATTCCGGACGACACTCCGTCGGCTTATGCCGACCACATGGCTTCAGAGATAAAAAAAGAGATTCGCAATCCCATGACGGGGCGAACTCGCTTAATCTGGAAGCAGGTCAAAAAACAAAATCACCTTCGAGACGCCGAGCTTATGAACATTGTTGGGGCTTTGCTTCATGGCATGATTGATGCGGATCCGGCCGCAATGCAAACCGATGAGGCTAATTTCGTCCCTGAGTCTGCTGTCCTGAAATAAACTGAATCTGATCCGAGCTAAGTTGCGTCTGATGTTCCATTTGTTCAAGCATGCGCCGTTGAATTTCTAGCTGCTGTTTCCGCATTAGCTCCTCCTCAATCTGTTTCTCGGCCCTGGCCTTAACAACCCTTCTGCCAATCGATAAAACTAGAGCCACAATAAACACATAAAGCAGGACCTGGCATAAGAGGGCTAGGTCCATTGAGGCCCCTCGGCTTAACGCAATCATTACGGAATTAATGCTCGCCTATCCGTTGACACAGTCAAGTCCCTTCGATGGCCGCCTATACCCGCGAATTAGCGCGGGCTGTTGCCCTGAATGAGCTTAAGCAAGCCTCCGGGGTCACGGCCTCGGCCATTGTTGCCTTGGAATCCATGCGCGATTCCGCCATGTCCGGCGTCGATTCCGGGCGTGCCGTGGTGGGCAGCTCCGCCGGCGGCCAGTCCGCCAGCTTTCAAATCGACATGAAACCCACCGAGCGCGTCACCTTGTTCCAGGCCGCGATTGATTTCCTGCAAGGCAACCGCGTCTCCCGCACCGTCGGATCCTTCACCAACATCTATGACGCCTAACCCCGTCTCCTTGGTTCAGCGGATCGGTGCCGGCGTCAAGGCGTTTGCCGCCGGCTACGGCTCAGGCATCGCCACGTTTCAGCCGTATGAGGGCGCCGGCTTCTCCCGCAAGCGGCCCATCATCTACGGCGCCCACGCCCGGGACTCCAAGATTGACCTCACCGAATCCACCCGGACCGAGCTCCTCAAGCTCGCCCGCCACATGTACCGCAACATCGGCCTCGTCAAGGGCGCCGTCGATTCCATTGCCGCCTACTCCATCGGCCCCGGCCTGCGCCCGCAGTACCGCGGAGCCGATCAGGAGTTCGGCCAGCTGGCCGAGGCGTACTGGCGCGATGTGATCGCCCCGGCGCCCGAGGTGACTGGCCGCATGACCTGGACCGATCTCCTAATGGCTCTGTCCCGTTCTATCGACGTGGACGGCGATGTCTTTGTCGTCATGACCGATTCAGGAAAACTACAGGTCGTCGAAGGCCATCGAGTCTGCGAAGGCGACGACTACGGCACTAGCGACGGCGTCTTTTTGGGCAAGCTCGGCGAGCCCACCGCCTACCTGATCGAGACCAACGACCAGTACCGCAAGATCCCGGCCGAGCTTGTCGTCCACCTTATGGAGCTGGAGCGGCCCGACCAGATCCGCGGCGCCTCCGCCCTGGCCCGGGCGCTGAACCACCTGCGCGATCTCAAGCTCGTCACCGAATTTGAAAAGGACGCCCTCAAGGTCCAGTCCTCCATCGCCGCCGTCATCGTCAGCGGGGATGGCGACCCTCTTGCCAACACCGGCGGCTTCTTCGGAAAAATTCAGGAACGCGACTCCGGCAATGACGTCGCCCGCGAGGAGATCACCAGTTCCGCCAACATCCCGCGCCTGGCTCCCGGCGAAAAGATTGAAAACCTCTCCCCCACACGCCCCGGGTCCAACTTTGAAAACTTCGCGAAGTTCCTCATCCGCGACATCGCCCTGGGGCTGAATTTGCCGCCTGAGTTCGTCTACGATCCCGCTTCCGTCGGAGGCGCGGGCATGCGTTTTGTGGTGGCCAAGGCCCAGCGCAGGTTTGAGCAACGCCAGCGGCTGCTGATCGACCGCTTCTGCGCCCGCGCCTGGCGTTACTTTATTGCCCGGGCCATCGCCGCCGGCGACCTGCCCGAGGTGGCGGACTACGATCGCGTCAGCTGGCAGACGCCCAAGAGCCTCACCGTGGACGCCGGCCGCGAGGCCATGCAGGCCCGCGAGGACTACAAGGCCGGCCTCTCCACGTTGGCCGATTACTTTGGAGAGCTTGGCCAGGATTGGCAGGAACAAGTCGATCAGCGGAAGCAAGAGCAGCTTTATGTTTCGGGAGGTGTTGAAACAACTTCCGACCCGCTGATTACTAAGATTGGTGTTGGTGGAGCCCAAGCCTTAACTGCAATTATTCAGGGTATCGGCACCGGTCAAGTTACCAAGGAGCAGGCCAAGGTGTTGCTAGTATCAGTATTTGGTTTAGGCGAACAAGACGCCGAGCGAATTGCAAACGAAGCACCCGAACAAGCGGCTGTTTTGGAGCCCGTGCAGACGCCCGCCGTCTCAGAGGAGCTCGCCGCCACCGTCACCGAATCCACCGCCATGCAGGCGCAGGTGGAAATCATCCCACCCAAGACCGAAGCCTTCACCATGAAGGACGAGCCGGACTTTACCCTTTCCGAAAAAGAGGCCGACATGGTGGCCAAGGCCATCGGCCTGAAAAACAGACCCGCCAAAAAGAAGAAGGCGTAG